GCGCATCTTGCTCTGGACGGGCAGTTCCTGATGCAGTGCGGCCGCACCGATGCGGGTGAGGTCCGGGCTGGAGTTGTTGTAGTAGTGGCGGATGCCGTAGACCTGGTCGTTGCCGTAGTAGGAGATGATCTGCTTCTTCCAGCTGCCGTCGTAGATGAAGAGGGCCACCTGGCCGGGAAGGAGGGAGAAGCCGCCGAAGCTGGCGTGGTAGCGGCCCTGGGTGAAGGCCACGTAGATGACGTTCACGTCTCCGAAGGTCTCGGAGTCGAAGACGTCCGTGGGTGTGACGACACCGCCCACCTGGTAGGCGGCGCCGAGCTTACCGACCACCTGCAGCAGGATGCCCTGATGGATGGCGGCCGTGATAGCCTGGGAACCGTTGGTACGGATGGCGGCCTTGATAGCCGCGATGAGGTTGTTGTACTTTGCCATAATGTTTGAGATATTGGTTTATTCGTTGTTATCCTCCGGCAGCGCTGCGCGGTAGTCCTGGGAGTAGTCCGCGTTGTAGTCCGGGAGTCTTTCGCCGGGGTCACCTGAGCCACGCCCGGCGAAGTTTATCTTTGCGAGGTCAATGAGTGCGGCCATGGTCTTACCATGTTACGACCACGTCCTCGCCGGTATTGCCAAGGAGCCGGAAGTACATCCCGGCCGCGGCGTTGGCGACCACTTGGTCGGTCTCCGCCAGTGTCCCTTCCTCCCAGGAAGTGAAGTGCACACCGTCGGCGCTGTACTGGAGTGTGTAGCCTGCGGGCGTTGAGCCGATGCAGAAGCGGGGCGCCCCTACCTGAAAGGGCTGCTCCCCTGAGACTTTGATTTTTGCCATGTTATTCGTTTTTGATTTTGGTTTCGTACTCCCTGAATCGGTAGTGGTAATCCACACCTATGAGGCTCCCGGCAAAGGTTGCCACCTCACCGAAGGCCACAAGCACGGATGAGTCAATCTGCCCACCGGGAGGAGTCAGAAGACCCCAGAAGAGGAGAGCAATGCCAGCGATGGCTATCACCACCCCCAGCCACATTTGCGCGTTGAGTTTCTTTTCCATATTCTTGAGATTAAATGAAGTATATCGTTCTGTCCTTGGTCTTCCACTCCCAGACGTGATAGTCCGCGTTGTAGTCCAGGTTGAAGGCGCCCTCGTTTTCTATGAACTCGTAAGCCTCAGCGCAGATCGTGTCCTTGGCCGCTTCGATGGAGACGTTGCAGAACGCCCCGGCGCACTCATCCGAGAAGCGCTGGTTGAAAGTGCGGAAGGAGTAATCGGAGGGATAGAGCCCAAGGGCGGGAAGGTTCTGCAGGATGTTCTCCAGCGTCTCGATGCCGTCGGACTGGATGGCTATCTCGTTGGACTTGTTGGCGGTGAGCCGGTCCACGTAGAAGAGGGTAAAGTTGTAGGTGATGATGCCGGTGTCGGCGTTTGACGTGTGCTCATTCTGGAGCCAGGCCACAACGCCATAGCGGACCACCGGGGAGGCGTTGAGCCTGAAGACGTCATTGCGGACGACCGTCCCCACGTTGGGCTGGAGGGCGGCGGTCTTTTCGATGGCTCGTATGGTCTGGATGAGGTTCATCTTAGCAGCGGTGTTTGGTTGAACGGAGACGCTTGCCGCGGGCCCCACCAAGGAAGACACCGCATGAGGCTGCGCTGTAAAGGTTCGAGTGGATGCGGTGGTAGTCCCCCTCCGTGAGCTCAGGGTAGTCGCTCCAGTTGTTCAGGAGGAAGTTCTGGAGGTCAATGGTGGCGGAGTCGGCCTTCGCCTGGTAGTAGGCCTGCACGCGGCTCATGTCGGGCTGGTCGGCCACCTGGACGTTCTCGTCCGGGGTCTGCACTACCCCGGCGTTGGCTATCTTGAAGGTCACCTTCTGGGCCGTCTCCACTATTGCCACGTAGGCGATGAGGTACTGGGCGCGGTCCAGTAGGACCTTGTAGGCGGAGTTGTCCGCGGCTTCGATGGAGTCATCGGCCACCAGCTTCTTGAGTTTCGCCAGGAGTGTGTCGCCGACGATGCCACGGAACTGAACGTCCTGCGCCTCGCGGATGGAGGGGCGCAGGTATTTCCCGGCGAGGTTGTCGCTGATGCTGGAGACTCCCTTGACGAAAGTCTCGCTGGTGAGCAGTATTTCGGTGGTTGCCATGGCTATACGGTGTTAGGTTCTTGTTGTTGCACGGGAAGGCCGAGCATCCTATTCGCGTCATCCCCCTCAATACCAAAGAGGACTCCGAGTATCCCGCGCTTTTGTTCCACGGAAAGGGTTGTGCTTTCAAGTATTGCCGTAAGGCTTTGAGTACCGCCGACGCCAAGCTGGCTGGCAAGAGTGTCGGGGTTAACCTGCTCCGAGAGGGCGAAGGGTTTTATCTCCATGACGTTTTCCTTCCCGTAGATCTTCTCATAAGCCTCGATGATGAGGCGCTGAGCAGGCTCGACTACAGTGCGGTTGTAAAGCCTGAAGGCGCTATCGTATTCCTCCTGAGAGAAGCCGAGGTTCTCGGTCGGGATGCCGAAGAGGTTCGGGTTCGCCCTGAAGGCTGTGAAGATTTGCTGGCGGGTGTGCTTGGAGAGGGCGTTGTAGCGGTCCCCGAAGTCCTTCACCTGGGGCTCGGTGATGGTGGCGGCTGCGTCCTTGTTGTCGTTCCAGCAGAACGCGATGCGCCCGGCGTTCTGATGGCCGGCGAATTTCTCGTTGAAGTCCTTCTCAATCTCCTCCCGGACGTCATCGGCGGGGACGCCGTTGTTGAAGTTCACAATCATGGAGGAGGTGAAGCCGTTGTTGATGGAGTTGAGATGGTAGCTGGAGATGCAGCGTTCAGTCTCGCAGTCCTTGACAGCGGCGCAGTAGACCGGCAGAGGGTAGACCTGGGTGTGCTCCTTCTTCACCCAGAGGATGGAGTTGTAGTTGCGCTCCTTTTCCTCCTTCGAAAGAGTCCCCCATCTCTCCGGGGTTATGTGCATGAAGGCCGGGTACTGCACTATCTTGCGCTTGCCTGCGGTCCAGTTCTCGGAGTAGTAGAAGACGGTGTTGTCCTTATTGGTGCGCAGGAAGTGGATATCGCAGTAGTAGACCTCCGCAATCTTGCCCGATGCGTTGCGGATGACCTGCAAGGCGAAGCCTCCGTATATCTCAAGGTCGCGGGCGAGGGACTCCACCTGGGCGTTAATGGTGTCGCCTCTGGTGTTCATTACGCCGGGGGTATAGGATGTGTCCGGCAGGGACTGGATGGTGATATCGTCGCCGGTGATGAAGTCGACGGTGCCGTTGATGACGGCGCGGAGGGTGGGGGCCTGCTTGCTCAGTTCAAGCAGGTAGTCTGCATAGCCGTTGCGCTCTCCCCACTCAACCCAGCCGCGGCCCGGCTGAGGCTTCTCAGTCGGGGCCACGATGTGGGTCTCGATGTAGGGGTCGATGGCTGCAAATGTCACCCTCAGGGTGGTGGGCTTATTCTCCATATTGCTTGTAGTTTATTGTCTTGTTGTACTGGATGCCTTCTTCGGCGGTGGCGGTCACCTGCATGAGGCCGCCGATGGTGGCGCCGTCAGCCAGAACCAGCGACCACTCCCACTCTCCCTCATGGAAGCCTTCATCCGGGAGGCCGATGGTGAGGCGGTAGAAGCGCCCGGAGATCTCGGCTTTATTGACGACGAAGCTGACGCCGTCGCCCAGATCCGAGGTGCTGACCGCAGAGAGCCCGATGGGGAGGGCTGCGTTTCCCTGCCGCTGGATGTATATCTGCTGTATGTTCTTGTCGCGTGTGATGTAGAGCATCTTGTTTGTCCTTTTCTTGAAATATCAAAACGGGCAAAATCGTAAACAAAGAGCCGCGCCCCAGAGTTGAGGGACGCGGCTGGCGGAGGTAAAGCGGTGGAGGGGTTAGGCTGCCACGATGTCGCTGATGATGCTCTCCTGCACTTCGAGGGGGAGTTCGAGGGAGTTGTCCTGCAGGGTGACGGAGTAGCCGTTGCGGTCAGCGCGGGCGGTGCCGGTGAGGCCGTCGCCTGCGGAGGCCTTGACGGGGGCATCCTTGCCGAGGTACCAGAAGGCTCCGTTGGAGTCCTTGACGATGACGGCGAGCTCGCCCTGGGCAAGGGCGGAGATTTCTATGCGCTTGGAGGTCTCCATGCGGTTGAACTGAAGGACGAGGTCGGACACCACGAACTTGGCGCCGGTGGTGTCGTCGATGGTGTAGTTGGACGTCAGGGAGCCGGTGTTCCTGGGGAAGGCGTACTTCTTAAACTTGGCAGAGGTTGCCATAGTTATGGCGGTTACCTTCCCTTCGGTAACGGTCACTGCGGAGACGTCGGAGTGGTTGGCAATGTATGCCTCAACGATGCCGCCCATGCTGGGGGCGCAGTCGTTGATGATGCCGTTGAGTGTTTGTGCACAAGCCATATTCTTTTCGTTTTAAGCGTTTGAAAAAGCGCGGGCGGGTAATTTACCAACCCGCGCGGGAAAGTGTCCGTAACGCGACCGCAGGGGGCTTTACGCGCTTGCAATCGTTCCGTAGGCCACAAGGTTCGGGAAGCGGTAGGCGATACCGCTGTTCCACTTCACCTTCAGCTTGAAGAGGTCGTCGTCGTCGCTGAACCAGATCTTCACGTCCTCAAGGTCTCCCTCAGCGTCGCAACCATAAACGAGGTTGTCGCCGAAGGTGCCGACGAGGGACTTGGTGCCTGCAAGGCCGGGGGTCTTTACGACCTTCACGTCGGAGCCGGGGAAGATGAACTCTTCGGGGGCTGCGTCCTGAGGTCCGCTGTAGTGGAAGTAGTTCTTCTCCACCATCTCCTGGAGGAACTCGCGGTAGAGGGCCGGGGCCACGAAGATGAGAGCGCCGCGCTCGATGACTTCCTCAGGGAGGGCCATGTAGACGGCCTTGATGGCATTGTAGGCGGAGGTGCCAGCGACAAGGCCGGAGACAGTCACGACGTTGGAGTCGGCGGCGAACTGCTTCAGGAGGCCGTTAATCCACTTGAGGTCGGTGTCCGTGGTCTTGGTGGTGTCACCCTGCCAGATGAGCTTCTCGATCTTCTTGTTGATTTCGGTGGTGACTCCGTCGATGATGTACTGCTCGAAGGGCAGTTCCTCGGAGTTGGCGCCGATGCGGACGAGGTACTCGGCATATTTGCCAAGCAGGGAGTCCGGGCAGATGTCCATGTTCACCTTGATGATGGCGGTGGTGATGGTGCGCTGGGTAAGGGTGGCAGTACCGGCAGCGGTGAAGCCGCAGCCCTTGCCGTCCTGAAGTGTGGGGGCGAGCTCCAGATAGTTCAGGTACGCGGAGGTCTTGATGCCAGTCTGGATGCCGATGCGCTTGCGGGTGGCCGTGCCTACGAGCGCAAAGTTTTTGATGATGAGGTCCTTGTTGTCCTGCACGTAGGCGGGCAGGGAGGTTACCACAAAGTTAGCTGATGCCATAGTGTTGAGAGTTTAAGAGTTTGCGTTTCTTTGAAATATCAAAAGCCGCGAAGCCGTAAAATTTCCTACTTCGCGCCCATGATGGTGGAGAGGCGGTCGAGGCCCTTGTTGCCGGTCTGGACGGCTGCGCCTTCATGCTCCACGTGTGCGGGCTGCCCCTTGGGTTTCGCCTCCAGTTCAGTCACGCGGGCCTCCAGTTCAGTCACGCGGGCCTGGGCGGCGTCGCGTTCCTGCTGCACGCGGGAGAAGTTCTCCTCGGCGGCTTCCTTCTCCTCCGGGGTGACGAAGGCGGGGACGACCTTGACGCCGTTCTCCAGCACCGGCTTGCCTTCCTCGGTCCACTCCTTGATGTTGAAGCGGTAGTAGATGTCGCCGTCGGTCTCGCTCCAGATGCGTGCGATGACGAACTCCTCACCGGCTTCCACGAGCCAGGGGTAGTTGAAGCCCAGCGCCACGATGGCGTCGTAGATCTTCTTGAGCTTGTCGTCGAAGGTCTCCTGGAAGGCCTCGGCCACGCGCTGCATGCGGGTGTTCATCTGAGGCTGGGGAGCCGGTGCGGCGTCCTTGATCTCGGTCACCTTGCCCTCGGCTACGACGATGGTGCGGCCGTC